GTGCTATTTGATTTTAAAAGTGTTATAAATAGTAAAAAAATATTATTTTTATTTCTGTTTTTCTCTATTACATATTTAATGGAAGAAAATAGTAAAATAGAAGGAGAAATTAGTTTTGGTATAGATACATCATTTGGAATAGATGGTTTAGAAAATACTGTGAGATTATTGCCTCCATTAATAGATCTAGTTAGACCTAGAGTATATACTGATTATAGGAAGTTTAATACAGGTTATTTTAGAAGTGCAAGAGTTAGTAATGTAAATTTAGCAAACAGTAATTATATTCCACAAATACATGAATATTATAGACCTAGTTATCGTGGGGATATTAGGGATGTATAACTAGCTATAAAATATCTATCTAAAAACATAAAACTTAGAAAAAGGGTTGGTGTTAAATTAAAAGAAAATTATTTAGGTTTAGGATTAAATATTGATATAATTGGTAAGAATATATCATATGATAAATTTTTAGGTAATAATGATATAGAAAAATTGAAAATATCATTAATTTCTGACAATAAATATATTAATGGGAGAGTAAATTACTATGTTAAAGGTGAAAGTTCTGAAAAAATAGATATAGATAAGATTGATACGGAAAAACCTTTAAAAAATAAGGTGATAGATTATAATTTTAGTGTTAATCCCATTCCTGATAGTAAAGTTTCTATTTCATTTGATCTTTATGGTCAAGATAAAAACTTTGATTATGGTCCTACTATTAGATATGCAAACGGAAATATTTACTCTGATGTTTCTGTTTTATTTAATAATAGTAAATCATCATATGATATAAATAATGAATTAGATAAAATAAAGCATACTGCACCTGGTTATGATAAAGTAGAATATTTTAAAAGATGGACATTAAAAGAATATTTTAAAGATACTGATTCTTTTATTGAGGCAAGTAAATATGATGGTGATAGTGTAAATTTATCAAATGCTGAAGTATCAGGTAAGAAGGGTACAATAAGAATACTTGGATATCATTCAGGTTCTCTTTATGGAGATTCATTAATTAGATATGTTGCTAAAAGTGTATTTGATGAAATACATGCTAATCCATATTTTGATGAAATTTCTGATATAATAAAATCTTTTGAAAATGATAGAAGACCATTTGTAGCCGATTTTATTTTAAATGCATTAAGGTATAAAAAAGTAATGTATGAATTAGAAAATAAAAATCAGATAAATAATATAATGAAAAAAATAGTTAAGAATATATATAGGAAATCAGGAATAGGGATTGATAGAAAATATTCAAGTGTAGGTATTTGGAGTCAAACTCCAGAAGATTTTAGATATCTTTTGCCAGAATTTTATGATTATTTTGATTATTCTAAAATAAATTTTGATGATTTAAATCCAGATTATCTATATACAGGTATAAAAAGAGTTCAAATTCCTAAAGCTGAAGCTAGAGCTAGCATTCAACCTCAATTTAGAAGTTCAGCTCTACCTAATCCTCAAGATCAAGATTATTTTGAATTAGTAGAAAAATTTCATACTTTTGATAATGATATTAGAGATTATTTGATATCAGGATTATATAGAGAACTTGAACTTGAAAAAATTAAATCTATTTCAAAACTTGGTGCTTGGGATTTTATAAAAGATACATTTGTTGGTTCGCCAATTAGTTTAACTGTACATGGTGAATTAAAATTAATACAAAAGGCAATCAAAGATCCTTATGAGATTAAGAGTTTAGATATATTAAGGGGATTATACCTACATCAGAGTGAAAAAGGGAAAAATGTATTAGAATATGAAGAAAATTTAAAAGAATATTTCTCTGATGTTGATTTAAATGATAATATTGCAAAATATACACCAAAAATTAGAATAAATTTAGGATATATTAATAGAAATAATAAACTAGGCATATCTGTATTATTAAATGACAGTGTTAATGTTGATTCTAAAAAATATTCTTATACTAAAAAATCTCATAATTTAACTATAGATTCAATGTATAAAAAAGGAGTTTTAGATCTTAGTAGTAAAATAAAATTAGAATTTTCAGAAAATGATTTATCTAAAAAGGATAATAAATTAAAATATGTTTATGATACTATTAGTTTAAATACAGATACATATTTTGGATTTAATATACCAGCAACAAAAAAACTTAATTTACTATTAGGGTTAAGACATATTGGACAATATGGTTGGATTAATCCTAAATCTGCTATGAAAGATGGTAAAGAAATAACATGGAATATTGCTAAAAGATATGAATACTATAATCCTATAGGTAAAGATGATAAAACTATAATAGTTTCTGAAACTACAGAGAAAAATCTAGTTGATAAAGAATATGAAAGAATTAAAAAAGATAATAAAAAAGAGAAGTTAAAAAGAGATATACATCAATCAGATTATATAAAAACGGTTGAAAGTAAATCAGTAAAAGCCTTGTATGAAATGTATAATATCATATCACCAAGATTAACTGTTATTTATAGAACATATGAGAATATAATATTTTCTAGTCATTTAGAATTGCCAGTAGGATTTAGAAATTTCTCACCAGCAGGAATAAAAGGAATGTATTCAGGAGAAATTAAATATTTAATAGATGATAGCTATAAAGACATGTTATTTACTACTAAAAATCCTATTAAATTTAAAAGTTCTGGATATGTAGAAGGTGGAGCTATTTTAGGTAATGAACCAGGCTATTATTTTTCATATAAAGCTATGGCAGATATTTCTTTCTTAAGAGGGGATATAAAGGGGAATGATAAAAATATTGATTTTAATTTTTCATTAAATCCATTAATGGTTAATTTACCTATTAAACCAAGACTTATAATATCTAAAGATGACACTGACATATCTACAAGATTTGGACTAGAGTATTCAAAAGGAACTGAATTTTCAACTATAGTTGGTTTTAAATACATATTTAAATCTAAAAAAAATATTATTGAAGATGAATTAAAGCCTAATATTTTAAAAATACTTAGTTATAGAAATGATAATGAATATAATAAGGTTAAAGCTGCTTTATCTGATATATCATTTAATGATAAATTAGAATATATAATTACACTATTTGTTGATATTAAGAAAGAAGAAGGTAATTTTAGATTAAATATCAAAGCAGATAGTATTAAAATAATGAATGTTGTTGAAAAGAAAGAAATTAATAGTGAAGTTAAAACTAAAAATAACTATTTTGCATGGAGTTATCAAGATTATGCTTGGTATAGTTTTAATAATTCATACAATTACTTTGGTGATGTTAAAAAAGAAGAAAAAACAGTAAATAAAAATGAAACCAAAAGCTTAGAACATGAAAAATATGATATTGATATAGAAGCAGAATATGGACAAGAAAAAGGTATTAATTTTAATTTAAATATAGTATTAGGATATAATGAAACAAAACTAAAAGATATAAAAGAAGAAATAAAAAGAGTGGAAACAAAATCAAAGGTAATATCTATTGAGAGTACAAAAAAATCTATAAATGATACTGATATTCAAAATGGTATTGGAAATGAAGTAGCAATTAATGAAAAATCGCTTTTAGCTTCCTTAGAAGCATTTTCTAAGTATAAAGGAGCAAAATATCATGATATATATATTACACATAAGAATCCTTTTGCAACATCATATAGAAAAATAACAGAAATTGAATTAAGAGAAATTCTTGCTATACCATATAAAATAGAAGAAAGTAGAATTGTAGAGGAAAATATCTTTTTACATGCAAGAAGAATTAATATAAATCTTGATACATATTTAGGATATAGCCTTAATCCAACTGAAAATATAAATGTATCACTTGGAATGAGATATAAGTTAAATGGGAGATATGAGTCTACAAATAAAATAATATTAAAAAACATTAAGTTATATGGAAGTAGACATTTCTCATTTGATAGTGCAATAATTCCAGAAATTAAAATGACATATAAGTTAATTCATAATTTAAAAGCAAGAATAAGTGCTGAATTACCTATGTATTTTAAAAATAAGGATTTTAAAGAAGTTAAATTTAATATAAAGACAGGACTTGAATATAAATGGTAGTAAAAGCATTATCATTAAGTTTTACACATAAGTCAAAGTGTATACTTTCTATATGTTTTTCGAAACTTTATGCAAACGGTTTAATGGTTGACAAATCAAGGCAAATATTATAAAATGAAAATATATTATTAGTGGAGGAAATCATGGATAAAAAGATATTGAAAGATAAAATTCTTTTATCTTTAAGAAGACAGTATAGTAAAACTTTAGATGATGCAAAAGAATATGAGATATATTATGCAGTTGCTAGAGCAACTATGGATGAAATAACAGAACATTGGTATAATACTAAAAAAACTAGACAACAAGATCAAGTTAAACAAATGTATTATTTATCAGCAGAATTTTTAATGGGAAGATATATGAGTAATAACTTGATTAACTTAAGATATAATGAGGTTATGAAAGAAGTATTAGAAGAATTAGGTGTTGATATTAATAAATTAGAAGATCATGAAATGGATGCTGGGCTTGGAAATGGTGGATTAGGAAGACTTGCAGCTTGCTTTTTAGATTCACTTGCTACTTTAGGGTTACCAGGTCATGGATATGGATTAAGATATAAATATGGTATGTTTGAACAAAAAATAGAAAATGGATTTCAAGTTGAATATCCAGATAATTGGCAACAATATGGAACACCTTGGTCTGTAAAAAGAATAGATAGAGTATTTGAAGTTAAATTTGGTGGAGATATAGAAATTCATAAAGATGAAGTAGGAAAAGAATACTTTAAGAGAGTAAATACAGAAAATGTACTAGCTGTTGCATATGATGTTCCAGTAATAGGTTATGGAAATAATGTAATTAATACTTTAAGATTATGGGAAGCAAGATCACCTGAAGGATTTGATTTAAAATTATTTAATTCTCAAAACTATATCTTAGCCTCTGAAAAAGAAGTTAGAGCTAAAGATATTTCAAGAGTACTATATCCAAATGATACAGAAAGAGAAGGTAAAATTTTAAGACTTAAACAACAATTCTTCTTTACTTCTGCTTCATTACAAGATATTATAAGAAGACATAAAGCTACATTTGGAAATAATTTTGCAATATTACCAGAAAAGGTTGCGATACAATTAAATGATACTCATCCAGTTGTAGCTATTCCAGAATTAATGAGAATATTACTTGATCAAGAAAAATTAAGTTGGGATGAGGCATGGGAAATTTGTAAGAAAGTATTTGCATATACTAATCATACAATTTTATCAGAAGCTTTAGAAAAATGGGAAATAGATATATTTAGACCATTATTACCAAGAATTTATCAAATAATTGAAGAAATTAATAGAAGATTTTTAATAGAACTTTCTCAAAAAGTTAATGGAGATTATGAAAAAATTAAGAGAATGAGTATAATAGGAGATGACAAAGTTAAAATGGCATGGCTTGCAATAGTTGGTTCTCATGCTGTAAACGGTGTTGCTCAGTTACATACAGAAATATTAAAAAATCAAGAATTAAAAGATTGGTATGAACTTTATCCAGAAAAATTCCAAAATAAGACAAATGGAGTTACGCAAAGAAGATGGTTATTAAATTCAAATCCACAACTTGCTTCATTAATTACTGAATTAATTGGAGATAAATGGATAGTTGATTTAAAAGAGTTAAAAAAATTAGAAAAATATTTAGATGATGATAATGTATTAAATAAATTATCTGATATTAAGAGAGAAAATAAGGTTAAATTAGCTAAATATATTAAAGATACAACAGGTATAGAAGTAGATGTTAATTCAATCTTTGATATACAAGTTAAGAGATTACATGAATATAAGCGTCAATTATTAAATATTTTACATATTATGGATCTATACAATAAATTAAAAGAAAATCCATTATTAGATGTAACACCTCGTACATTCATATTCGGAGCAAAAGCAGCACCTGGATATAGAAGAGCTAAGGGGATTATTAAATTAATTAATACTGTTGCTGAAATAATTAATAATGATACAAGTATTAATAATAAAATTAAAGTTGTATTCTTAGAAAATTATAGAGTATCACTTGCTGAAAAAATATTCCCAGCAGCTGATATTTCAGAACAAATATCAACAGCAGGTAAAGAAGCTTCTGGTACAGGTAATATGAAATTTATGTTAAATGGTGCATTAACTTTAGGAACATTAGATGGTGCTAATGTGGAAATAGTTGAAGAAGTTGGAATGGAAAATGCATATATATTTGGATTAAAAGCAGATGAAGTATTAAGACTTGAAGGTTATGGTAAATATGATCCAAGAGTTGATTATGAGATAGTAGAAGGTCTTAAGAAAGTAGTAGAACAATTAATTGATGGGACATATGATGATTCTCATACAGGAATATTTAGAGAAATATACAATTCATTGTTAAATGGTGTAGAAGGTAATAGACCAGATGTGTATTTTGTGTTAAAAGATTTTGCAGATTATAGAAAAGCACAAGAAAAAATAAGTAAAGATTATAAAGATCAAAAAACTTGGTTAAGAAAATCATTATTAAATATATCAAATGCTGGTAAATTTAGTTCAGATAGAACTATATTAGATTATGCAGAAAATATATGGGATATTAAACCTTGTTTACCTAGAAATTATATTTATGAATAAAAATTAAAAATCTAAAAGCCTTATAAACATCGAAGTTATAAGGCTTTTTTAATATTTTTTACTTTGTTATAAACTCTTATAAAATATAGTAAAATTACATAAAATTAGATATATAGTTAACAAGTAGATAACAAGTAGTATACTAGTAGATAACAAAAATAATATAAAAAAAATAGTAACAATTCCTTGTGTCCAAGTTATTGGGTACAGTTCATTTATGTTACTATTTTTACTTTTATAATTTATGTTTTAAATATAGAAAACAAATCTACAAAAACAGTATAGATTTTAATTCCTTAATAAGCTTATTATGATTTCTTATTAATGTAGATTCACTAATATTCAAATTATTACATATTTCATTATTTGATTTTTTTTGAAAATATTTCATAGTTAATATTATATGATACTCTTCATCTTGTATAATTGATAAGGCATCTTTTATTTTAGTCGTAATATAAATAAGTTTATTTATTTTTGATTTTAAAATATCTTTCATTTCTTCTTTTTTTTCAAGTTCACTTTTAAATATAGTACTTTGCTGTACTTTTATATCATTATTAAAAATAGATGTATTAATTATATAAGAACTTGTCTCTAATTCTTTAAGTTGTTTATTATATATTTCTATTTTATTAAGATATTTATTATAATTATAAAGTAAAATTTTAACATCTTTAGATTTCAAATTTTCTTGATTTTTATTATAATTTTCTATTTCTTGTATTATTAATTTTTTTAAATCATTAGCATTCACAGATTACACCTCCTCAAAAAAATATAATTTTGATTTAATTATATAATAAATATATTAGCGAATTATACCTAAATTTTAACGATATTGATATAAAAGGTCTTACAGTATCACTGATAGTAAAATTACTTGCACATAGGCTTTATTTCATTGATTTTCAATTTTTATATAACATCTAATAATATTTGAATTTGTACGGACAACCTTAGATATATAGCCAAACTCTTTAAGTCTTCTACTAAATTTACTTTTAGAATAAGCACCTATCCCTTCTGATTCACAAAAAGCTTCATAATCCATGTACACAACAGATGTGGAAAGTTCTAATATAGATTGATTAATTTCATTTTTATATTCCATATACAGTTTAACTGAATCACTTTCAGTAATGTATTCTTCAGTACTTATTTTAGACCTTTGGGGTAATATCATATTACCACCTGAATTAACTATTGATTGTATTCCAGACAATGCTAAATTTAAAATATATGATTTAGCATTTTTAGTAGATAATTTTTGGTCAATATGTAAATCTTGATTAACTACCACGTTATCACAAGGTATTATTCTAACTCTTCTTTCAATTCCTCCTGATTTATCTTTGAATTTAGGCATTTCATTACAAGAGAATAGTAGCGTCGCTTTATTTTTAAAAGGTATAGCATTTGAATATAATTCACGAGCCATTATTGTATTACCGGCTACTAAATTTTTAAAGGTTCTTGAGCTAGGTATATGTGAATCATCTATATCATCACCACAATTTAATAATTTATCTCTAAGGTTAGATAAACTTTCAGCCTTAGTTAACTCTTCTAATGCTAAACTTTCAGATAATTCTCCACAAAAATTACGCAACATTTCAAAAAAAGTTGATTTACCGTTTTTACCTTTTGGAGATACAAAGAAAAATGATAATTGTGGAAATCCTGATGTCATTAATATATGTCCTAATATTTCATTAATTAATTGCCTCATTTCAGCATCATATGATACAAACCAGTTAAGAAATTCATCTACATCTTTATCATAAACAGAAGGTAAATATTCAACATCTAAATAATAGGGTGTAAATTGACCTTTATATAATCCTACAGTTCCATTATTTATACAATACCCATTTGCTAAAACTATTGGTAAAAAATCATCATGAACCATTTTATTTGTTTTTCTTAATTGATGTACGAGTTCTTTATCTTGATTTTTTGTAAGATTAAATCCTTTGTTTTTAACAATGTTTGATAATATTCTTTCATTTTTACTATATTTATCTTCATATTTAAAATACAATGTTTCATTAAAAATAGTGCAATTTAAATCTCTTTCAATCCGTTCTGTTAATTTAAACATATTAAGTTTAGGATTGCCTTTACTATCTGTATCATAACAAGAATCAATACTTTCTATTTTTGAAATAGCACTATTAACTATAGTTTCAATTTCGTTTAAATCAAGAGGATATAACATAAAATCATTAATTTGTTTAGCAATTCTTAATAATATTTCTCCATCATTAAGATATTTACTCACATTTAAAACATGTTTAAATAATGTATTATTTCTCGAACCAGGTTGTAAATTTATAATATCTTCTGAAGTAGATGTTGGATAGAGTATTTTTGGTAAAACTGGGAATTCAGTTACTTCTGGATTTATAATTTCACGATTTATATTATTTAATTTAACAATAGCATAAGCCTTTTTACCACCATAACCTGTTTTGTAATCTACCTTATTTCCAAATACAGTTGTAATATTGGTAGAATTAATGATTTTCATATCACTAGGAATAGTGAAATATAAGTGATAACCTCTACGAGTTTTTATACCCCTAGTTTTAACATTTTCTAAAATGAATTCACCTATCTCAGGATTTATATCAAAATCAACTACAACTATATTTTTATCTAAAATTAATCCTGCATTTTCTAAATTTTCTGTACTATCATAAAATGTATCAAAATTAGTTTTTGGAGTTTTATCATTATTTAATTCAATATATTTATCCATAATTTTCCTTTCTTTACAAATCAAATAATGACAATTGATTTAAATTTTTAAGTTTTAATCGTTGTTTTATTACTTGATTTTCAAGTAAATATTTAGTACATAATCTAATATACCAGTCTTTATCAATAAGTTTAGAATCCATGTTATTTAAATTATCATTATGTATATAAGTTTTTTCTGGAGTATTAGTGTATTTATCATATCTACCATTTTTTACTTTATACACCATACCATTATTTAAAAGAGTTGTAGCAAAGACTCTATTAACTTTATTTGGTAATTCTATATAAGAATTAGTTATATTACTATATTGAGCTAAACTTTCATATTTATTGCTTTTTTTACAAATAATTTGAAAAGGAGCTAGTTTATTATTTGCCAATAGTTCATTTATAGTATCTTCAACAGACATATCATCTATATAATATTTTTTAAATGCAATATCTATCACAGCTAAAGTATAACTGTCATAATTAATTTTATTTGTATCCCAGTTTTTTATTCTTCCTTTTCCTTTTATAGAACCATCAGATTTAACTATTAAATAATTATTAACATCTCTTTGATAAATAGCTTTTAATTTATCTTCTCCAAGCTTTAAGCCATAGCACATTTCCCACTCAGTTTTTATTTTTATAATATTCAGATAATCTATTGGATTATATTTGAAAATTATACCATCTGTATTTGTTTGAATAAGCTCTATATATGGTTTTAAACGAAGTAATAAATCAGTTAATAAGATTTGACCATTTATACATATATTATTGGCTTGTAATGGGTCAAACATTTTTGAATATTTATCTTTTGTAGCACCGTAAGATGCATTTAATAATATTTTATAAATGTATTCCATTGTATTTTTTTCTTTTTTTAATTTAAATCTTGTATCATATAAATCTTTAAAATCTTTTTTATTTTCACATGCTCTTGATAAAAAATTAAAGTTAATCATTATGGATGGATAATAACTAGATACATCAAAATATAGTATATCCCCTTCGTACTCATATGATTTTTTACCACCATGTACACCACCAAATCCAAATTTATGTTCTATACCATTTATATCTATATTTAGATTTTCTTTTTCTAATAAAATATAGTCTTCACCATTATTAAACCTATTAATTATAGAATCATAAAATTTTTTTATTGTTAAAAGTTCACTTCTCCAAGGTATAGCAGCCACATATTTAATATTTAATCTATCTTTTATTGCTTCTTTAGGTAAATTTTTTTTATTAGCTTTTAATACTTCGGCAGCTAAACTTGATCTTGTCTTTTTTATAAGTAGAGGTTCTAATTTAAATTCTTTAATTATATCTATCTTAGTTTCAAAATAATCTTGCCTTTTCTTAAATACATATTCAGTATTTTTAACATCATGTAAGCAGTATTTATAAATATTTCTAACTTCATCTAATTTTAAGGGTCTATCAATATTCCATGGTACAGATGATTCTTGAATGTCTATACCAATATTAGCTTCTATAGATTTAAGACCCACACCTTGTTGTAATTCTTGCATGCAATCTAAAGTAACTAAATTATTAATCTTGTATTTTTGTATAATATTATCTCCATTTATTATTTTTTGTGATAATTCATATAATTGAGTAGGAGTATAATTTTCTTTAACTAAAGAATATAAGATTAAATCATCATAATTATAATTATTAAATCCTATCAAAACATGAACCGTAGTGAGGAACTTTTTTAGTTCCTCTGGTTCATTGTGAAATATTAAATCTAAATCTGATCCTAAATGTTTAAATACAACTATCCAATCATGTTTAAATACTTCAAAATCATAAAAAAATATCTCATGTTTCATAATTATATCCTAGAAAGGCATTGTACTATCTTCAATTTGACAAGTTTGATAACCATTTTTATTAGTTTTTAAAGTAAATGTACATTCCTTACCGACTATAAGTGATTTCATACTTTCAACAAAAATCTCAGGTTGAGTTATAGCATTTGTTTGTAATGCAGTATAATCTAAATTTTCTCCTGAAATTCTATATATAGATGTCATCATATTTTGCAAATTAAATTTTATAGTTTTTTCATTTATATTTATAAAGAAACCATATGATTCCTGTGCTATTGTTTTTAATTTTATAGTGAATAATCCACCTTTTTCTTGTTTATCTGTATAAATAAAATCTTCACAATACCCATTATAAGTTCCATCAGATAGATTATTTCCACCTTCTCCATATCCTTTTGTAACATCTATTTCTTCTAATTGTGATAATAAATCCATTAATGCCATTATTTATCATTCCCTTCATTTTTTATATTTATTTTATTGTTATTTGGTGTTATAATATTATTAGTTTTTGTTGGAACTGTCGTTTTGTCAAATAATCCGATAGTTCCCTCTAAAGCTTTAGCTATTGTTATATTTTTAATATCTTCTTGGACATATCTATCTCTTTTATTTGTTATTATTTTCATGTAAGTTGTTCCTAATTTTTTTGTTTGTATTTGTAAATCACATCTACCTAAACATATATTTAATGGTTTTTGAGGTAGAGCAGGATAGAATATAGAATTGTTATTTTCTATTTTTTCAATTATATGTGATATAAAGATTATGTTATATTTCATTTTAGATAGCATCATCATTAAATTTTTCCACATACCGTTATACATTGAAAATCCTTTACCATATGGTATATCTGCTAAGCTTTCAACATTGTTTTTATTACAAATATAGTTAATAAGCATAGTATCAATATCATCAATTAAATCTATTAATATTGTTTCAAATGAATGATTTCCTTTTCCAATAATATCTATTATTTCAGTAAATTGTATAAAATTTTTTATTTCTACTGAAGGAGTATCAACTTTGTCTGAATTTCCATCTGTATTTAGTAATATAGGATTTGGAAACTGCCTAGCTAAATAGGTTTTACCACTCATTGATTCTCCCCAAATAAAGAATATTCTTGGTGTTTTATTAAATTCTTTAGGTTTATTTTTTGGTAATGTAATCATTAATTAACCTCCTTAATTTTTTTCTTAGTTACTCTTAAGTGTTCTTTAACTGTACTTTCTTTACTATATTTCTCATAAATTTCAGGATAATTTTCTTTGACAGATTTACTATCTAAACTTATTCTTTTACTTTCTAATACTCTTGATATTTTAAAGTTATCAGTTTCTAAATTTAATATGTCATATTTAGCCATTTCATTTTGTAAATTTGTTTTATAATCTTCAATACTTTTACTTATTTTTTCTATTTCTAATTGAGCTTTATCTATTATATTAAGTACTACAATCAATTCTTCTTGTTTATTTTTATCTTCTATTTTTAATAATTCAAAATTATTTTCCATTTTTTACCTCTTTCCAAAATTTTTTTATTTTTTTCAATATTTCTTCTATAATAAATTCATTTCTATTAATCTCTTTTAGAATTAATTGTTTTTCATTAAATTCTAAATTGAAATAACTTTTATCTTTGTGAAAATCAACACTGATTCCAGTATAAAAATCTTTAGGTCTAGTATACATAGCTATTATTGTTTTATCACAATTAAATGCCCACATATATAATTGAGCTTGTAATTCATAATCAAATGTATTTTTATGATTACCATTATTAGTTTTAATTTCTAATATGGTGTTTAATTTTTTATAATATCCATCTGTGTTAACTCTAATGTGTAAATCTTCAAAAAGTTTATATTTAGATTTAAATTTATAATTATATTTTGTATTAATATACTCTCTAATGATATTCTCCATATACTGACCATATAAAGTATATTCAGTACTTTCATTTTTAAACTTTATATTTTTAGTATAATAATATTTGTATTTTTTTACTAAATCATCATAGCTTATAAATTTGTTTAATTTAAATAGTGTTGGTATATCAGAACCACCGATATATCGTTCCCTATTTTTAGTTACTGTATTCATATTACTTCCACATTCTTTCGTTAAAGTCTTCTTTTTTAGAAATAGCATTCCAAACATCTTGTTCGATACTGTCTATAGTATTAAATCTACGAATTAAAACTTTATGTTTTTGTCCAGGTCTATAAGCTCTTCCTAAAGATTGTTCATAGTCTTGATATGAATAAGTAGGGGAGTAATATAAAACTTGTGAATTATACTGTAATTCAATTCCAGTTCCACCAGCCTGTATTTGTACTAATGTAATTTTTGATTTTAAATTTTCAAATTCCTCTTTTTTAGGAAAATTCTTTAATATACCATTAATTAAATAATCAGGTTTAATAGCATTAACAATGTCTATATACTCGCAATTAAAATTATAAAAGATTAAAAGATTTTCTCCACTTTCTTTTATTTCCTCAACAATATTTCTTAATAGCTCTATTTTTTTCTTGCTAGATACATTTTGTCTTAAATAAGAACAAAGTTTTATTTGTGTATCAAGATATATACTATTACCTTGAAAGTCATAATCAATCCTTTCTTTTTTAATACGATTATATTCCTTACTTTTTTCTAAATAGATATCTTTTATTATTAATTTAGGTAACTCAACAATATCGTTTACAGTAAGTCTTTGTGTTGTGTTTTGTTTGACTGTTTCCCAAAATATAGGTAAATTTTTATAGCTAGCAATTTCCATGAAATTTTTACCATAAATTTTAGTTGGTTCCATTACTATAAATCTTTTATAAAAATCAGTTTTATTTTTAACCATTCCCCATAAAATAAAATATGAAACATATTCTTCTATCTTAGATGCTGGAGTAGCAGTAAGCATAATAAAATTTTTAGCAAAGTTCTTAAGTATAACTATAGAGCCTTTTCCTCGTTGGCTAGTAGAATTTTTGATATAATGTGCTTCATCAAGTATAAAGAATGAGTTTTTAATATAACTAGCATTTTTTAAAATTTTGGTGTAGCTAATTACTTTATAATTTGGAACTTTAACATTATGATATTGTGCAATTTTTTCTATCTCTCTGTCCCAACCGCATTCATACACTTTTGCTGCTGGAGCCAATATGTATAGTGGTGTTGGATATTCATTTCTAAAATAATATTCTAAAGCTATTAGAGTTTTACCTGTACCTGTTCCTAGAGGAATTAAGGATTTTGGTTTTATTTGTTTTAATATCGTTTCTTGTTTTTTATACAGCATTTATAATCCTTTCATATATTTTTAAATACTCATCCCAATTACTAATTACAAAAGCATGACCTTTAGCATCTTTAATCATTTTGATATGTGCTTTTTGTAGTTTACTAAGTATACCTTTTCCATTTGGATTTTTAATTTCAAAGGATACAAACGCTCCAAAAATACAAGATATAATGTCTGGTAATCCAGATCTCATTGTAACAGAAGCACTAATTTTGATGTAGTAGTGTCCATTTTTTTGTAAATGTTTTTTGATTTTATTCTCTAAAGTTTTTTCTCTCATCATTTACCTCCAATAAAATCTATTCATATTTTTTCTTCATATATTCTTCTACCTGTGCAATAGGAATATGGTAAGAAAATTTTAATCCATTAGAACTTGGTATTGCTGTACCAAAAGGTAATATCTTACGTTGTAGACCTATTCTAATTTGATTAAGGCCTAAACCTGTGAAGGCAGCACATTCTTTTACGGTTAATGTTGTTTTCATAAGTGTTATCCTTTCTTTTATTTAATTAAATATTTTCTGATTTCATTGTCTGTTAAATCTAGTAAGTCTTTTAATATAAATACTTCCTTAGCCGTAAATTTAACAATACCTTTGTATCTCTTAGACAATTGATGTCTGCCGTTTATATTTAGTGCTAACATTATTGTTTTTATCTTAAAATTTTTATTTTTTACTTTTTCTCTTAAAAATTCTTTTGTATTCATCACTTTCCTTTCTTGATACTTTTCTGTTTTAATGTTGCACGATTGCGACATACGGATAATATAACATATTTATTTTTAAAATGCAACATATTTTTTAAAAAGTATCACATATGTATCATATTTGTATTTTTTTTATTTTTAAGCTATAATATCTATAGGAGGCTAACATGAAAAAAATAAATTCACTCGGTCAATTAATTTCTAGTTATAGAAAATCAAACAATTTAACTCAAGAACAACTAGCAAAACTTATTAAAAAAAGTCGTGCAACGGTTATGAGATATGAAAAAAATAGTGTTGAAATTCCTTATGATGTACTAAAAATTATTGTAACAAATCTAAATATTCCAGCTTATGAATTAGAAGCAATAAAAGAAAATCATTCGGTATCAACTTTTAGATACATGGAACATACAAACAAATACTTTGAAAATAGAGATAAATATTATGAAGAGTTTTCTATATCTCCATATCAAACATATAGTTTAGACGCTCTTATAGAAGAAGACTCCATGGTTGCATTTTTTATTGAAAATTACCACCATTTAGCAACCATTGAAACTCAAAATAAAAAACATGTCTATTTATTAATTGACTATAAATATTTATATTCTTCTTATGAAACATTTAGAAACAATGTTATTCATTTAACATGGGAAGACATGGAATGCATTTATAATGAAACTAAAGCATTTTTTAAATTTAAATTATTCAATAAAATAAAGATTAAAGATTAATTTTTTTAATCTTTATTTTTATTTTTAAACCACTTCCTAATCTTCATAAACTTTCTCTAATTTTTCTAACACATCAGCATGTCTTTTACCTAACCCCTCTGCAATAACTCTACTGCTAACAACATTAATTCCATTTATATTTTCTATTTTTATCAATTCCATATACATCTCCTATTTTTTTATTATTATTTAATTTTGCTTACTGTACTTTCTTACTTTCTCTCACTAATACTTGTTTAGCTTGTGAGAATGTTAAGATAAACATAGGTTGTTCCTTGTTTTGTGAGTTCTTGTAAGAGGACAAGGAAATTTTTCCTACTCCTATTTCTTCTTCAAATTCATCTCTAATTATTTCAAGTAAAGTCTTATGTTGTAACTCTGCTTTACCCTCGACTTGTTTTCTAAGTCATTCTTTTTTAATCTATAAATATATCTATTGTTTCATCATTTGATAATTCTAACCAATTTTTTATGATTTTGATTTCATTTAAAGAAAATTCAGTATGTCCATTAAATTTTTTGTTTATAACTGGGTACTTTAAATTAAACAATTTCATTAATTCAGATTGTGTCTTATTTTTTTGGAACATAATAATTTTTAATTTCTGTAATTTCATAACCCTCCTTTCTTGGACATACTTATTATATGTAAGTTGTTAAAAGCATAATAGCATACTCATATTATGTATGTCAATGATTTTTTTTTATAAATATTTACTTTTTTTTTTATAAATGATATAATTTATATATAGAATATTATTAAGGAATGAGGTTGTATTTATGACGCTAGGTAAAAAAATAAAAGACTTAAGAACAAACAATAATATTAGTCAAAAGAATATGGCTAGCATTTTAGGTATATCTGTTTCTGCATTACAAAAATACGAGTATGGAGACTTAGATATAAAAAGTGAAATCCTTTATAAGTATTGTGATTATTTTGGTATTTCTTTAGAAGAATTTTTAAAAAATGCCGATATAAACCCTGATGAAAAATCATTAATGTTATGGGACTTTGAAAATATTAAAGATTTACATGAAGAATATAATTCTACTATTAAAGAAATAAAAAAATTAATATCTATGATAGATATAGAACTAGATGAAAGAGAAAAAATGTTATTGTATTCAATATTTTTAAACACATCAGTTAATTTAAAAGTTATAGATAATAATACTGTTAAAATACATGTTTATAGTAGCGATGCTATATTCTATGAAAAATTTAATACTCAAAAAGATTTAATTTTATCTTCTAAAGAGTTTGAAAAATTTATATTTTTAGTAGCAATGTCTCTTGAGAGTAATGTTATAAGTCTTTTGCAAATGTCAAATAGTGAAAAATAATTCAGTCTTTTTTAGACTGTTTTTTATTTTCAAATCACTTCCTTTTTATATACAAAATATATTTATTGGTTTTGATTCTATATTTCTTTTTGAATACAATCTAACAGTAGTTGTAGTAGTAACAGAATTTAAACTTTCCCGAACTGATGTTTGTACCTCAGCACACGATAAATTATTATCTAAATTCTTAATTTCATTCATTACTCTTGAAAGAGGACTATTATTTTTTAATTGTTCGATTTCTCTTTCAATAGATTTCAACTTTTCATTTGTTACATACATTCCGTTCTTTCTTATGCTTTTTAGAATTTCTTTAACTTCTTTCTTAAATTTCTTTGCTATAGGTTTACGGCTTTGCATTAACACCTCATATAGTCCATCCTCTGTTTAAAACCAACTTTCTTGACTTCCACCAAGGGTGTAAACATTCCTTAAAACCTTTTCATTAACATCGATATTTTCTAACATCATTCTCGAGTTAGTATGTTCTATCCACTCAGCAACATCTTTTGCTAAAAATAACGGTTCTTCAAAACTTCCATATATTTTAAATTCTTTATCCAAGACATTTCTTTGTTCTATAATTTTTAATTCCATTTTTTACATTTCCTTTCATTTTTTATTTCTTTACTTAATATTAAATTTATAAATATAGCCTAGTTTTATGATTTTTAATCACAAAAGAAAATAAAATTTTTGTCAACCACATTTAAATCTAAAACATCAGAAATGATTTTTATTTCTTTACTATTAAAGTAAGAGTTACCATTTATTTTATTATAAAATACTTGGGGTTTCATTTTTATTTCTTTACAAAAACTAGAAATATTATATCCTTTTAAAACAATTTTACTTTTTAACAAATTTATATTAATCATTATCAACACCTCCTTTCATGATTTTTAATCACAAACATAATATACCTCGTTTGTGATTATTTGTCAATAGAAAATTGCAACAAATATTTATTATTTGATTTTTTATCAAAAAAAAGGTATAATTGATAAAACGAAAGGAGCTTTATTATAATATGAATATAAATGATTTAGGAAAAAAAATACAAAAAAGGAGATTGGAATTAAATTTAACTCAAGAACAGTTAGCACAAAAAATAGGTTATAAATCTACAAGTACTATTGCCAAAATAGAAAAAAATATAAATACGATACCTTTTGATAAATTGCTTGATTTTTGTAAAGCGTTAGACATACCAATATATGAATTATTGCCAGAAAATAATAATATTGAACAAATAAAATATGCACCATATGTAAATAAAATAATAGATTTAAATATAATA